TATAGAAATTTCCGAACTCGAGCACGAGACCTTGGCTAATGGAAAACTGGAACGGGATGACGCGCGGAGGGAATTGACGGCCAGTTTGCTTCGACAAACCAACAAAAGCCGTCCCGGGACGACTCCACGCGCCACCCTGAAAATGTACGAAAAAATTTCTCATTGTGGAGGCGCCAAGACTAAACTTAGCGAAATCCACGTGCCCCCAAAGGCCGGGAGCTAATTCCCCTGCAATGAAGCTCGCCTTGATCAGGGGCACGGACACGGATTAGCACCCTTCGATCTGGCCGCCACGAACGAAGAAATGAGCCTGACACCCACCAGTGAGAAGAACCGAGCTTGATCCGGCGACCAGCGTTATGTCAGCGATGCGCATCAAAACACGCTCCCGTCCGCAAGCGCGAGCGAATCCCAGCCACCCCCATAGCCGCCAACCCCACCGCCTTCGCCACCGCCCCAATTCCCACCAGAGAACGGTCCACCTCGGCCCGCGTTTCTGAAATCCATCCAGTCCACGCGGATATCCGAGGAACTAGGCCCCCCCTCGTTCCCTGAAACAAGTCTAGCCTGCTCTATTTTGCTTTTTGCAATCGCAATTTGCTGATTGCGAATCTCCATGCCAAACTTTTTGTCTACCGCGAGAGGCACGGCAACCTCACTGGCGATGTACGCAACTAGAGCCCCGCGGAACAAAACATCCCAGAGGCTCGGGTAGATTATCCTTGCCGTATAGACGCAATTTGCTTGAAGCACGTTCGTAAGGATGACTGTGCTTCCCTGCGGGCTGATGCCCTGGGTATTGATGATGTCCTGCCCGGGCTGCGACGGATAATTTGGGTCGGTGGCAACAACAAATCTGGCAGGTCGGATTCTCATGCCTACAGATGGAGATTGACCCATCCCTGTAGTGAGTGGAGCGGTTGGATTGACTGGCTGGATATTACCCGTCGGTACAGGAGTCGCCTGTAGCTGGTGATGCATGATGAAGCGAACCTTCAAACAATCAGGCTCGTAGGCATATTCATATAGCCACGGTCTTGGCACCTGCGTTCCGACATTCGGTGTCTGGCCAGTCGCGTCCGCCAGCATGGTCAGATGCATCTCTTTTCGAGCGAACGCCCAATTCGCTGAGCGAAGTAATTGATCGCGGCACTGACCGTAGGCGCGAAGGATTTTCTGCGCTGGAAGGGTGCCTTCTTCCGGATCTGCTACCGTGAAATTGACGCCGGCAGCATCCAAAATTTGATTGAAAACGTCGGACACAAGGTTACTCATGACGAGTGCTTCCTAAGATATTCCAATACCGCATGAATTAACTCTGGGCTGTCCTTGAAAAGGCCCATGCCAGAATTACAGCGATGACAAAGCAATTCGCGGATGGCACCGGTAGTGTGGTTATGGTCCACACAAGCCGAGTCAGAATAGGAACCCTCAATCTTTATCTCGGAATAGCAGATCGCGCATTTGAACTGCTGAGCAATCAGCATTCGTCGAAAATCATCGTAGGTTAGCCCAAACTTCTTGAGACGATTCGCACGCAATGTCTTTCTGTCTAATTCTGGATTGGACCTTTTCCTCCGAGTCCCTCTAGCTGTATCCCTAACGTGATCTATATTGGCCCTTCTCCAATCGGCGTGAGCCGCGTGATAACAATCCCTGCACCTCCAAGATAAGCCGTCCACTGATCGATCATCTCGCGTAAACGAAGCGCTATCCTTCCGCTGGCCACAAGTACGGCACAACCTCCCTTCTGAGGAAATCAGCGGTTCGCTATAAACCTTCGGATGTTTCACGCGCCAAGCAACAAATGCCCTAGCGCGAGCGGCCTTAGTTTTGTCTGGATTGCGCTTGCGCAATTCATTTCCATAAGCTCGACAAGAGTTACATTGTCGGCAGTCTGTTGCGCCTTTCTTTTTTCCAACAAATTCCGCGAGCAATTTTTCTTCCCCGCACCTACTGCAAACTCGGCAAGTTTGGACTATCGTACCGTCAGTCATTGAACCGGCTCCATCGGTTTGGTGGTTAGAAAGCCGGACCCGTTGACGCGAGTCCGGCTTTCGCTCAATTACGCTGCCGCAGCCTTTTCGGGCACAATCGGATGGAAGTCTACATAGTAATATCGTCCAATCACAAGCTGCTCTTGGGCTTTTGGATTGTCGATAATGTATTCTGCGCTTCCGGATGGCGAGGCCTTCTGAAAGCTCAAATCTTCCTCGGCGAGCCTCGAATCATATTCGCACCGGAAGAAGGCTTTGAGGCCTCCCCATTCGTTACGGAAAATGTTGTCGAGACGCATCTTACATCGGATCGCCATGACGATCCTCCTTTCTCGATAAAGTGCGATATCGTCGCACGGCGTACGCACGGTTACTAACCATTTTACCCCTGTTCCGTGTTAGCTATCTGCATCGCCTGAGCTTCATCGCCCTCAGCCATCTTCGCGCCTTCCATTCCGACCAAGGCCGCCGCAACATACCGTTCTAATTTTGTTGCGAGAACCGAGACAAAGCCAACGTCCCAGGTTCCAGGATCAGTAATCTGGCCGGTATAAACCAGTACAGCGTTCGGCACGTTACACAGTATCACGCGCTGAGGCGGGTTAAACGCGTTGTCATTGTCGACCGAGAAAATATTCGGCTGCGGGTCCCAGTTGATGTTGAAAAGAGGAACTGGCTTGACCGCTCTCACCTTTATACAATCGGCAGGATACTGGTACTCATAAAGATACCCAGGAGGAGGGTTGACCGCCGGATTCCATAAATTCGGCGGGAAGTAACCGCCCGGTGGGGCCGACTTCAGCAGCGTCATCGCCACGTTGCGCTCGGCAAAACCCCAATCATAAATGTCGTTCCGCAATAACTCATCTCGCGTCTGCGCGTAGAGGTCCAAGAATTTCTGCGCCGCCGCCGAGCCATCGAACAGCGACGCAATGCGCGGGCCCTTCCAGCCCATGCGAACGAGCGCTATGTTCGCTAAATCCGCAGGAGACCCGACAGAGGCGACCATTTTTAGTTACCTCTCGCTTCTGCCACTTGCTCGAATTGACCAGCACTATCTAAGTATGCTTGCGCCGCATCTGGCTTCCCAGCCAGTGCCATTGCCATGACGCTCGACAGCAACCGGACCACAGCCTCTCTAAAACCCGCGTCCCAAACCGATTCACTCGGATTATTGTTCATGACCGCAACGGCGTTCTGCAAATTGGTCTGGATGACCTTGGTCTGCACGTTGTTGACCAGCGTGTTCGCTACCTGCCAATTGACCGGAAGGGGATTATTTGGGTCGGAAAGAGACGGTGCCTTGAGCTGCCAAATCTGGATAGCGTTCGACGGATAAAGATACTCGTACAAAAACGGATCGGTGGCCGGATTGCCGCTCAACACCAAGGGGAACGTATTGCGCGAGAAATCCCACGCAAACTGTCTCGCTACAGTCTGGACTACCGCCGTGTAGAACTTCGATCCAGCCACCCCAGCAGGCGAGCTATCGAAAGTAGGAGCCTGCCCAGTCACGGGTGGCTGGTTATCTCCAATATACTGGATAGCCTCGTTCAGAATGTCATTCGAGGTAACTGTCATCCATCAGCCCACCATGCTCAACGGCTGATTGTCGTTGTCCGGCTCAAGAGCACCCATGATCTCGTCGAGGAAAATCGTCTGAAGAACATAAGTACCAGCGCTAACGTTCGTGCTGTATGCGGTAGATGAGACTGTTGCAGGAGCGTCAAATACGACTGCTGAAGTAGCCAGATTGAGAGCCGGTGAGGCCGCGCCAAACAGGCTTTGCGTGACGATGGTCGTCGATGCCCGCTTATAGGTCAAGGTAATAGCGGAACCACCGCCAGTGGCCATATCAATAGAGCCAGAGAGTTTGATTAGATTCATCGTAGACGTGGGCGTTATCGACACGGAGAGGGCGACACTGGAAGAAGCCGATGAATTGAAAACCGACTGTACGATGTCCCCAGGCTTCTTGATCCCAGGACCGAACAACTGAAGCGTGGTACAGGCACTAGCCCAAGATCCAGCCGTGGCCAGTCCCGAGGCGTAGTCACAATATCCGATAATGCGCACCGGATCATTGGATACCCCCGCAGTTGCATAGAGCACCCCAGAAGAAGTTGCTAACCCGGATATTGTGGTCGAAGTGACGCGGTTATATTCCCATGAAGCGCAGGGGAATACTTGGCTGGTGCTACTACAAACAGCAGCAGCTAATTGGGGCGTCCCGCCGTTATAGCTGGCGTAAAGCCAAATCCTGAACGGCGCGTTGGATGACGACGTGCCCAAAGTGGCACCGGAAGGGATGACGAGCGTTAGCGCACTCGTAACAATACCCCAAACTGGATTGCCAGTCGCCAACGTGCCGGACCGGAACGGGATTGATACCGGGTTGGTTGCACTGGCGTTCGAACCG